AAATAGCATCGGACAGTTTATCAAAATCATCATCGGAAGCATTTACAATAGCAAGTAGGCCGGACATCGCTTCTTGTCCGCCAAGAGCGGCTGCCCTTTCTGCCGCCTCAGCCTCTGACAGACCAGCGAAACCATTTCTCAGATCTCCCATCACTTCATTAAGTGATTTCATGTTGCCGTTGCTGTCTGTTAGTGATACTCCCAGCTTGTCCATGGCTCCCTGGACCTCTTTGGTCGGTTTTGCCATACGTGACATGATGGAACGCAAAGAAGTACCTGCCTGGCTTGCCTTAATTCCGGAGTTTGCCATAAGCCCGATTGCAAGGGCTGTATCTTCCGCTGTATATCCTAAAGCACCAGCTACCGGAGCTACGTATTTGAACGTCTCTCCCATCATTCCAACGTTAGTATTTGCGTTAGAGGATGCCTGTGCCAATACATCCGCAAAGTGTGTGGAATCCTCTGCGGATAACCCGAACGCCGTCAAGGCATCGGTAACAATATCTGAGGTGGTCGCCAAGTCCTCGCCGGATGCGGCTGCCAGGTTCATAATACCCTCTAAGCCGTTCAGCATATCTTCTGTTTTCCAGCCAGCCATAGCCATGTACTGCAAAGCATCCGCCGATTCGGAAGCACTGAACTTGGTAGTTGCACCCATTTCCTTTGCCTTGTCGGTTAATGCTTTCAGATCATCGCCCGTAGCTCCTGAGATTGCCGCTACTTTTGACATGGAAGCCTCGAAATCAGAGCCAACCTTTACTGAGGCTGCACCGATAGCTCCTATTGCAGTTGCGGTTCCGGCCAGGATGGCACCTGTCGCCTTTAAGCCCTTTTCGGCTATGCTTCCTATTCCGTCTATCCCGGATTGAAAGCCTTTACTGTCAATACTTGTATCAAATTTTAGTGTGCCATCATAAGCCAACGTTCTCACCTCTCTTTCGGGCTTGAAATCATCGGCTCATAATGGCACTACTTGATCTGTTTTCCGTGTTTAATTTTTACTTCAAAAATGGAGTGACAGTTTCTCCCTTTGCAGGAAACCATCACTCCGGTACATTCTGCCTTATCCGAAAAGAAAATAGGCATCTTGTAATTGCAGTCCGGGCACTCTACCCGGTTCATTTTATTTTTTTCTATTTTCTCAATAGTTACCGCCTCCCTACTACAGCACACCTCTAAGGTCTCCGCCTTTCAGGAGAGCTTTTTCGATCTCTGCCAGCTTTTCGTCCTCGTTTCCAGGATTCGGCAAAGCGTACAGCCTTTTCATTTTCCGGTAGAACGACTGCTGTTCTTTCGGCATGTCACTCTTTATCTCGATGCTCCGGTACTCCATGATCTTGACAAATTCATTCTGATTTGTCAGGGAGTTAAACATGGCTCTGAATTTCCACCAGTGCATGTACTCTATGTCCTGGAGGTCAATGCTGTACTGTGTCATAAAAGCGGCATAGATATAATCATCGTCATACTCGAATGAGTAAACCCTGGTCTTTCCTTTTTTTGCACTCAGCTTCTTACGCTGTGGGTTCTCCTCTTTGCCGCATTTGTAAAACCACAGCATAGCCTTTGTTGCTTCCTGGAGATTCCCAGGAATAACCGGAAAAAACAGATTCAGGGCTTTCGCTGCCTTATCCTTTGGGTCTATGCTTGCATCCTGCATAAGCATTTCAAACAGGATGGCTATGCGGAAGTCAGTACGTATCTCGTACTTCTCTCCGCATACTGCAACGCTCTCCGGTAAGGTATCAACCAGAATGTTCATTAGTGGTGTTTGCCTTTGTTACCGTGGTATGCGGCGTTTCTGTTGAAATTCTTGCTGTTCTGCTTCTCAGCCGATCTCCGTTCAGCTCTGTTCGGGCTGTACTTCTCCGTGAGAGCGTTAAGCTCGCTGTTACAGTTCATGGCAGCATCAGCCACAGAAGCAAAAGCCTCCATGTGGTCTTTGATATTGTTTTTGCCACCAAAAAGCTCCTCAGACATTCCTTTACCAAAGACTTCATCGAAGAAATCATTCACAATGCCGCACTGGATTCTCAGTGAATCAGCTGTTGTCTTTCCTGCGTACTGTGTAGGTTCCTGGATTCTTTCCTTTACTCTGAGGTTTTCTTTTTCGTACTTCTCCAGAAGATCAGCATCGAAGAAATCATACTCCAGCTCTTTTCCTAATACCACTATTCTCATAAATCGTACCTCCTATGGATTAAATGCTAATAATAAAACAAAAGACCGCTTTTTAGGCGGTCTCGTGTTATACTCCTGTTCCTGCTCCCGCACTTTCTGTTGCGGCAGTAAAGGTCTTTGTCTGTGTGTTGAAAGTACCGTCAATCGGATCGCCTACTGCATTGAGGTTTCCGGAAACCTGAATGTCTGTATCTCCAGACACTTCGGAGATTTCTGCGGAAACAATAAACTTTCTTGCTGCAAATTCGTTCTCTTTGCTTGCTACCGGCTCCCAGAGTTCAACTCTGACATACTCAAATTCTGCCTCGGAACCTGTGCAGTGGTTTCTACCTACATTGTACAACGCCAGGATAGGCTCCTGTTCCGGGATCAGGTCGGATTCAAACGGGAACACCGTCTCATATCCGGTCACGGATTTGGACGATGCCTTTTCATTGACGTACTTCTTGGATTCTGTCTGGGCTCCAGGTTCCTCATTCAGCGATGTGAAACCTACACCCATGAGACAATAGTTAGGTTTGTCTGCCGACTGAGTGTTCAGGTAGTCGGCAAACTGATGTCTTTTGACAACATTTCTGCTTGTGTCCATGTTCATGCCTCCTTAAAATATAATAATCTTAACTGTATCTGATACCGGGCGTTTGTCATTGATCCATCAAACAAATACCCGGATGATACCACTTCGAGTTGCTGAGCTTCCATTCCGTCCGGAAGTTCCGGAAGAATCCCGGACATGCTCCTTGTTTCCACCCAGTCTGCAAGTAGCTCATAAAATGCACTGTTCTGGATGTTCTGCAGGCGTTCCTGGCTGTAAAATTCCCTGGATCCGAATGCGAAAAGGTATTGCCGGACGGTACTTCCTCCGAGATACCTCTTTACAACTGGATCGCAAGGCAGGACCTCAATGGTATATTCCACCGGCTTTTCCCCCAGGTAGTCAACCCTTAAAGCCCCGTCTTTCAGCAATTCGCACCCTATGAAATACTTTTCCAGTGCATCAATAATAGAATCTGCTTTTGCCATATAAAACCTCCGTTACATGAGTTTCTTTGCCCCGGAGAGTATGTCTTTCTTGTAGGCAACTTTCATTCTCTCGAACCATTTGGCTCCCCTGTTTGCATCATACGGTCTGCTCGTTGCCGTATCATAATACTGTGTTCTGGCGTATGGGGCGATGTATTGAACATTTCCGCTCCCAATTACCGTCCCCAGCTTTCCGGATTTGTCCAGCATACCGGTCTGAAAAGGAACCATGGCACTACAGTACCTCAGTACCTCGCTGTCAACAAACTTCTGAGCCCTTGTGAAGTTCTGTGATTTCTGAGGTGCAAAGTTCGGATTCCAGCTAAGCTCTGCCTTTACAGCTCCGCTTTTCGTGGTTGTCCGTATAATCTGCCCTCTCGGTGTTGTCACCGTGATTGCCACTACTCACCACCTACTCTCCAGTGCTTCATGCTCGAAGAGCCTCTGCTCCGGTTGTCTGTAAAATTCCTAACAAAAATCACTTCCGGATATGACTGTCTCAGCTCCGTTTCTGTTGCTGTCTCCAGGTCAACCAGCCCTTGGACAATGATTGCTCCAGGCTGCAACGTCCAGTAACCAGAGAAAACCTTATCATCCAGTTCCGAATACGCTTTCTGATCTGCGTATTTCTTCCCGGATGTGTCGGCGTCTGCCGGAATCCGGATTGTGTAGGCATCGCTTTTCGACAGCTCCTTGCTTCCGGATGATGTACCTTTCCTGGAATAAAAGCTAACCCCTCTGATTTGTGTGCCATAGAACCTTTCTGTGCGTTCGGTTCTGTCATACCGCTTATTGAAAACGGTAATGTCACTGTTCACAATCATACTTTTTCGATACTCCTTTGTATAATAAGCCGGTATTTCCCAGGTAAATGCTGGCCTCCTGATACATTAAAGCCACTCTGCCAGATGCTCCGGTTGTATTTCCGGAATCTGCGTAAGTGACAGCGTACCCATCTGAATTTTCCGACTTTACTCCTGGCGTTTTTTTCTCCTCCTGGTAATCAATTTCAGCCATCGCACAGATAGCATCCTTTACCATGTCCGGGATTTCAGGGAGCCGCTTAACCCTGTCAAAAGAGATTCTATGTAAAACAGCCTCGGCACGTTTTTCGCACGCATCGAAGCTGTCCTGTGGTATTTTATTACCGCCGTATGTTTCAGAGTAGTAGTTGTAGTCCACGTATGGACTTGTTATAGCCTCTTGGAGCATCTTAAATCACTCTCCCTATTATTTGGTTGCCTGTTTACCGGAATCAGCCTGTTTGCCAGCCTCAGAACCTCCGGTTGCCTGTTTGGTTTCCTTTGTCTTTGCAGTAGCCTCTTTCAGCTTAGCCTCCAGGTCGGTAACCTGTTCTTTCAGCTTTGCGTTTTCCGCTTCCATAGCCTCAATCTTCTTGTCGGCGTTTTCTGCGTACTCGGCAGCCTCTTTCAGCTTTGTTTCCAGGTCGGTAACCTGGGTCTTTAATGTTTCAGCCTCTTTTTCCGCATTGTGAGGCTCAGCCACAACCTTGTCGTTCATATCGGTAATCTTGTAACCAAGTGCGGCATAGGCATCCTTTTTTTCATCAGGGATGCGGATAACTCTGTTTGCTTTTCTTGCTTTTAACATATTTTCCTCCATTCCGTGACAAAGGGAGCCATAACAGGCTCCCGTCACTTTAATCATTGTTTACCAGCTCTTACGCATGAGGTGTGATGTTGAATGCGATTGCATCAACTTTGTTAGGAAGCAGGAACACATCCTCGAAGGATTCCTCGAAGTAATCCCACTTGCCCTCGGAACCAGCGGAAGGCGGATCCAGCTGTGCGAACTCGTAGTTGATAGGAGTAATGACCGCCAGAGGATGTACCAGACACATGTTGATCTGGTCTGCGGCGGTGTCTACCTGCCAACCCTCTGTGAAATCATACGCCGTTTTCATCATATCGGACGGTACGCTGTCAGGGATTTCCACCTCGTCAATGGAAGTGATCGCTCTCTTAACTGCCTCAGAACGCTTGCTTACGTCAAGGGTCTTGACAATCTGCTTTGCGTTGGTAATGAGGGTTCTGGTATCAGGTGTTACATACAGAATACGACCAGCTCTCGGAACTCTCTTGTTGTCCATGTAAGTCATCATGGCATCGAATACCTCCAGAACGTTGTCTGTGGTAAGAACGGTCTTGTCTGCTGTTTTTCCGGCTCCTGTGTAGTCCGCATACAGCTTGGAAATCAGATAGCAGTTCATTTCAGGGAATTTCTGCTCCTCGTTGAATACCCTGGTAATGTTAGCGATGCTTGCTACCTGGTTGGTCTCCTGGATGTCACGGGGATGTACCAGAGTAGACCATGTTCTGTGGTTGGTAACCTGCAGAGGTGTCCAGGAGTTGTTGTAGTTACGTTTCTTCTCGCCGATAGTATCTCTGTTGCCATCGGTACGACCGGTCGTTGTGATTGTAGGAACCTCAATCACGTTGGAGTTTACCCAGCGGTAACGACCGTTGTTAGGTGTGTTGAAAAGGGCTCCGAAGTACAGAACATAAGGGAACTCCTGCTCCAGTGCCTGCTGATACTGCTTTGCGTAGTTTAATGCTGCCATTCTTTAGATCCTCCTTATTTGTTGTTTTCCGGCTGTCTTAAACGGGTAAAGCCCATGTTCAGGAACGGATTCTGATTTCCACCAGCACCACCGGTGCCTCCGTTGGTTCCGGATGCGAAATGAGGCTGAGTACCCTGTCCTCCGGCTCCGCTTCCTCCCTGGCCTCCCTGACCGCCATTGTTGTTGTCCTCGATAACGAACGCACCCTTGTAATCGTCGCTCTCCATGAGCGATTTCATGTAGGCAGTAGCATCCGCTCCGAACTGACCGTTTTCCAGTGCGTAGTTCTTTTTCTCAAACTCTGCTCTGATACCGGCCTGTGCCGCTTTGGAAGTGTAATTGTAGCCAGATAAGAACATATCCGTCTGATGGGAGCGTTCCTGGGCTGTCAGCTTGTCTTTCAAGTCCTGGGTGTCCTTGTTGTACTTGTCCTCCCATTCCTTTGTGACCTTATCCACATCAGCTCCCTTATCTTTGAGGGACTGAATTGTGGTATTGGCATCCGTGAGCTGCTGTTTCACTCCGGTAAGCTCCGTCTCTTTTGCTCTGAACTTATCCTCGGCAACGTAACCACCGTCCGTCAGGTTTACGATTTTCAGGTTTTTATCGCCTTTGATCTTTTCCTCCAGCTGTTCATAGGTCAGTGCCTCCGGCTGTCCGTCTACAGTTCCAAAAAGTTTCTTCAAAAATTCGTACATGGTGTACCTCCTTAATTCGCTGATTTTGTTTATATGCCGGTTCACTCCGGCTCTGCTATCATGGGATATGTCCGCCCATGACCGGAAATTTGAACAGTTTATGTGCCATGTCCGGGGCAAATTGAGTAGTTTATATGCCATTCCTCCAGGGCAAATAAAAACGAGAAGTCTCCAGAAAAGGAAACCACCCGGTTTTAACTGGGAAATATTTTGTTGTAGGTTGCTTTGTGGATGCGTGATAAGCCCGTGGAGGCTTTATTTCCGCTTCCGTGATAATTTGTTACTTAAACCAGGCAAAATGCCTGAATGAGCCTGTCATTTAACCCATGACTGGGAGATAGCAGGATCACCTCCTCCCTACTTCTCTGTGTAATCCTCGATAACCTCAATGCCGTACTCGATAGCGCACTGGTTTTCAATTCTACAGCCTCTTGCATCTTCCCATCCTTTGGCGAAGTATGCAATATCAGCTGTAGACAGCAACTCCAGGGATTTTCCCAGGAACCAGAGCGGTCTCGCATCCGCCGGAGCGTTCTGGAAGAATGAATCAATCACTTCAACCGGTTCTCCAAGGTTTCTCTCTGCACTTTCGATAGCCTTTTTTCTCTCGGCAAGGATTTCTTCATCCGTTTTGCCTCTCATTGGCTGTGAAATAAACAGTTTCTTCATTTTGGTTTTACCTCCTATTCTTCTGTATGGCATGTATTGGTAATTTTCCCATACACATCCTCGTACAACTCCTGCTTGTCACCGTTGTAGGTATACTCCGCATAGATACCATCGCCACTAACTGTAGTGGATACCAGGCATTTGTAATTTTGCAAAGTCTTACAAGACCATACCACAAATACATTTCCGAGGTCGATCTGAACCTCCGGTCTGTTCTTGTGATACCATTCAACGAGTTTCTTTTGTGCGACACTCTGAAAATGCGCCATTCCTGTGATAATCATAGCTTTTTACCTCCTATCTTGATTTTTTATTAGCCCAGACAGCTTTCTGGCTGACTGATCTACCAAAATTAACAATTCTGCCGGAATCATCCTTTACGGCATATACCTGGGTTCTGGCAGAATCGACCGGTCTCCCGGTCTGTTTGCAGAAATCTTTCATTTCCGCTTCTATCTTTTTCAGTTTTACACTCTCTGCAGCAAATTCCTCTTTCATGGAGTTTTCGAGAGTAGCGTTCGGAGCCGCCTTTATAGCAGCATCATATCCAGCCAGGATCGTCTTGGATTCCCGAACCGACCTTTCGTAAGCTCTCTGTTTCTGGGTACATTCGTACTCGTCCAGGATCTGCGTTTCTCCTGATGGTGTTTTGTAGGTGTGCTTTCTGTTCGAGTACCCGGACAATGTGGTTTTGCTGTATGCCGGCTTTGAAAGCCCAGGAAAGAACATGTGGAAACTGTGTCTGCAATTCCATCCGCACAAGCCTCCTCCGGTTCCGTACCCGGTAGCCTCCTCAAATTGCCGGTACCTATGGTCTTTCCCGGATATGCAGAAAACCTGTCCTTGCCAACTCTCGTGATTCAGATAACCGGCTCCGGTGTTTCTGGCTCCTACATGGGCGGATGTTTCGTAATAGTCACAAGCCATATCATCAGCGTACATTTCCGTAAGCTGTCCGGCTGTCTGGTTTACTCCGGTTAATAAGGACCGGCGAATAGCGACATCCAGTTTTGAGCTGTGACCGTTGGAATAATAAACCTTGCTTCCCTCGATTGCTGCCGCTCTGACTGCCTGTTTTATGGCTTCCTGATACGGAAAAGCCCCGGAAGTTACCTGCATGTATGCCATGTTGGTAGATTCCAGGTACAAACTCTGTGATGCAACAGCTGTTGTTCCGGTTAGGTTGTTCAGGTTTCCTTGTGTTTTCTCGATTGCCGCCGCTAAGGTCTGCATCATGGCTGGGGATGTATTCAGCGTTACCGGAGTTAAACCTGCCTCGGTAACGAATTTGCTCTCATATTCCAGGGAAGCTACCCCGGCATCATTAAAAAGCTCTTTTACGTAGGCATCTGAGAATCCAGTTATGCTTGCAACCTCATGTGTGATCTCGTCCATTAGCTTTCCAGCTTCCTGGACTTGTTTAATCTGCCATTTTGCAGAATCGGTCACGGTTCCGGTTTTCGCAATCCTACGGGCGATGTCCTCAACAATCTTAATATTGAGTTCATCATAGATACCCAGAACGCTGTCAGCACACGCCTCCAGATATTCAGGTGTCAGCATGGCAGCACCTCCTATTCTTCAGGAGGATAATTCCCAGCTGGTGCTTCTGGTATCATTTCTTTTGCTTCCTCCTCGGAGCATCCGAAATACCACGCATAAAACTTTTCCAGCTTGTACTTGCCAGCCAGCACCATAGCCCACCGTCTCTGATACTCTTTGTCGGTGTCCTCCAGAACCCCGTCTCCCCATGTGGTAGCCTTTTCCGTGCCTCCGGCTGGAGCCAGGTTATAGAGTGTGCATAAAACATCCATAGCGTAAATGAGGGCATCAAAGCCATTATCCCATGCACTCTGTATTCTGGAGACTACGGTATATGACCGCTGTTTCGATGTTCTTATCTCCTCGGCCGTTTTTTCAATGTCCTGCGGATCAGAAATTGTACCGTATGACAGTCCGACCAGGAACTCGATACGCTGGAAATATTTATTCAGCCCCTTAAACAACGGGTCTGACCTTATCTCCGGAGCGTACTCTTTCAGGAAAGATTCCTTGCTTTCAAAGTCAAAAGCACGGTACAGCCTCTCTCTACCGGCCGGTAGGATTGGTTTACCGCTCTTATCACTGTCGAACATATCAGCTGATGCGTGGATTGCTGCCTCTGTAGCATCGTATTCCCAGAGAATCCGGGAAAACTGTCTGTCTGCCTGTTCGATTACCTCTGTGGCTCTGGAATAAACCGAAGTTCCTAACGGAGAGTTCGGATCCAGGTTATTTGCTCTTGGCATCTTGATATAAACAAACAACGGCTTTTCAACGTTGTTGATTACCACCGGTTCCTCAGATAGAGAAGCCCATTCCTCAACTTCACTCAGGGGAACAGGCGTTTGATACGGGTGCTGTACGCTGATAAAATCATCATCCGGAGCCTGACCTGTCAATCTCTCAGAACGGAAAGCCTTGTTTACGATGGTGTAGTCCGTCCCGTTCAGGTTGTGGCTCTCTAACCTAGTGTATACGTAGTCGCCTTGTCTCTTGCTGTCCACGAATACCGCTCCGGTAATCTCTTTGTTGCTGTTGTAGGCAGTAGGGAAAAATCTGTCTGCCTGTGTGAAATCAATATCAATGGTTCCTCCCGTGGAAATAAACGGCTTTAAGCAGATGCCGCCTTTCGCACAAAAAAGCTCCATGTGATCGCTGAGGCTTACCAGGTTATTCTTCAGCTGTTTATTCAGGTAATCAGCCCTTGCACTTCCCGTCAGCTCTATGTTGAACTCCGTGAGCACAAGCCGTGCCATTTCCTCTGAAATTGCCGCCGGAAGATTAAGCGGTATAACACCAGCATCTCCACCTCTCCAGGGTGGATTATTTTCGTACATCATGGACCACAGTTCTATGCCTCTGTCCATGACTGCCGATGTAGCGATTGAAATATTCAACTGCTTCTCGATGTTTGATTTAGGTATCATTTTACTTAACGCCTTTCTAAAAAAATCTATTACTGCCAATGCTGCACACCTCCTATCCGGCTTTTGCTTTTATGAATTTCTTCCAGTCATGCTCATACGAATACTCGAAAGCATCCAGGCTGTCGATGTCGCTCGTGCCATCGTCCAGACGTTCCAGCTCTGTATTCTTTGGATTCCATACTGCCATGCTGAGAGCTTCCTGGAGTGATTCGCAATCCTCGGTATAATAAAACCGATCCTGAGCCGTTAGCGTTGTCAGTGTGAAAATACGGTTTGTGATCTGCTCTTTCCGGGAGTTATCAACCTTAATATCGCCCATCTGGTTTTTAATCAGGGCAGAACGTAGTCCCTGTTTTAAAACCTGTTCTGCAGAATCACAATATACATGCGTGACCCTACCGTAAGTGGCTTTTATCTTCTTGACAAATTCAACGAACATTCTGGCCAGATCGTCAGGGTCTGTTCCGTCTGCATCGTGCCACTCAGAAGCTAAGGCTATCAATTTCTCATATCCTCTGGTTGCGGTAGAAGCAACAAAAGCGTGACCGGATCCGTTTCCTCCGAAGTCAACGCCTATGTTAATATCCAATAACTGATTTTCCTTTTCCAGCTTTTTTACAGCCTCAACGGACATCAGGTATTTATTATCGCTTGCCGCTATGGAAGTAGCCAATTTGACGTAAATAAGACCCTCAGCAATACTTCTTTTACCCTCTATATCCCGGATATACCAGATACTGCTCTGGTCGTACTGGCTGACAATCTCTCGTAAACGCTCTTTTGTGATGTTCACATTCTCGAAGATATTAAAATGCTGGTAGTTATAACCTCCAAGCAACTCTCCCTTTTTAGCTTTCGCCTCGTAGACATCCAGGTAATTTGCGTAAATCGGCGCTTTTGGATGCTCCGGGTTCAAGTCCCAGAAGATTTTACGGCGTTTTGCTGCCAGCTGACGGTTGAAAGCCTCTTTTATTGTGTTGTCGTGATGCAGATTGATCTCCGTGGCTATCCACATACCGTAGGAGTTACCACGAATTTTCTTGTAACTGTCGGAAGATTTCCCTCCGGCAAAAATGACTATCTTTTCTTTGTAACCCGTACTCGGGCCTTTAATTCTCAGACAGTCGTTGTCTTTATATTTGCTCCATCGGCACTGACCTCGGAAGATATACTCCAGACCGAAGCCGTTCGCATCACCGATATTCAGCTTTGCGTTTGCCATGGTGGAACCGGTGGCAAGGTGGATTTTATCGGGGCAGGTTTTAAGCTCATGTGCGAAAGCGTATACGTTATCAATGGTCTTTCCGGAACGAACAGCTCCCTCCAGGATGTTGTAAGTATTAAACTGACAGGCATAGATATAATCCATGTGTTTCTGACCGAACTTAAACGGTATCGTCTTTTTCTTCTTTACCGCCATATATCAGATCATCCACATCGCTTGTATCTTCTATTTCCTGGTTCATACCATTTGCCTTGTCCTTTTCATACTTGAACTGCCGTTCTTTCAGGTTCGTTTCCGGATTGTAACCAGCTGTATCTCTTAGAAACTCAGCCGCCCGGACATCCCCTGTCTGCATAGCCTTTTGAAAAACTCGTACCATGAGGGCCATCTGGTTTGTCATGTCCTCCTCCTCGAAGCCAAGCGTTTCCAGATTCTTGATTGTGTTTTCGCCAGTAACCGGCATATTCAGAAGCAACTTTGCAGCGTTTTTCATGTCTCTTTTCCGCCGCCTTGCCACTCCGGATGCCTTGCCGCCTTTCCGACCTGCCTCACTCGGTTCCCTCTCGCTTCCGAACTTCTTTAAGTTCTGTTCATTTGCCATCTCACCACCTACCAATTTACTACGAAAAAAGCATCCTCCCGTGTGTGAGAAGATGCTTTCATGCTCGCTTTATTTTGTTATGCGGTCAGGAACCAAATATCCGACATAAAACGGCTACCCCTCCGTCTATGCACTCCTGTGTGTTTTTGCCTATGCTCCGGTAGAAATCAGGATGAACCATGCACTCATACGCACGTACCATCGTGTCGCTCTGCTCTCTGGTTATTCCTAACCGGAAACCTTTTGCAATTCTCAGGGCATCTTTATAACGCCCCTGTCTTACCAGGCTACGTACCTGATCTGTTTTCTTTATCATGCTGGCTCCTCCTCTCTGCCTTTACTCAGGCGTAACTAAAATTTCCTTTGATTCCCTCCAGGTCGAAGAAAGACAACTGTTTGTACTGTAAGTCTGCCTCCTCCTCTCGCATGAAGTCCTCTTTTGTTTTTCCTGCCCTCTTGCCCTCCAGGGTGTGGCAGTCGTAAACATATTTCGGTATCTTACCGCCGTCCAGCTCCTGAAACTCCTCCAGGTTGATTTGCTTATCAATACCATGGTTCAGATCGTAAAGCTCTTTCTCGGTAAAATACTTTTTCAAATCTCCGGCTGACCGGTTCTTATCATCCATAGCCTCACATGCAAAGAAATCGGAATCTCTGCTCTTTGCGTGGTACAGCAAAATGGTAATTGCCTTTGCTATGAAAATCTTTGTCCGGTCATTTCCTTTCTTTCCTTTGTTCACTTCCTGGCTCGCCCAGTACAGAGCTAAGATTTCCTGGGTACATTCCCCGTAACAATCCTCTGCTGAGATTACCAGGGTTCTTTTCCAGAGATAATGCTCATAGCGGTCGAACAGCTCATTTGCTGCGTAACCTGCCGCCTTTACATCGCATCTCCGGATTGCTTTCTGATAGAGACTGGACATCGTGAATAATGAATGTCCGTTCTTTGTGATTAACTGATTGTATGCCATATCTCATTCCTCCTACAAAATGATTGTCAAGCCTTGGTTTTCCCTTAACTTGAGCTTAACTTTAGCAGTTTTTCACATGATTTCAAGGCGAAAACAACCGATTTTTCGTCAAATCTGCCTTTTCAGCATCTTGTACATTTTCTGTACTTTCCGGTAACTTATCTTTTGACATTTATGCGGCTCTGGTTTGTTTTGAAATTGTGATCGTAATACTTACCCCACTTATTTTTCATATACTCAACCGTCTGGTTTAACGCCCTGGAGTTCTTATTCTCATTATTGCCGCCGGCGTTCTTGTCGTACTCATTCTGCATACCGAAGTAATCCGGAATGATGATGATCCGATTCTGCAACAGTTCCTGGAGAACAAAATCCGTGTCCTCTTTTATGTAGGTCATATTATCGAACCGGCTTTTCAGACACTCCTTATTGAACCAGCAGATTCCTCCGGTAATTCCTTTGAACAGGAACTCTGCATTGAACTTCCGGACATCCCCGGTCATGGTGCAGGAAGCAAACCCAAGCCTTAAATCGCTCAGAATCTGTGCTACCCTCTCAAACTCCATGTCGATAACGTCCTTGTCGGCGATTTCAACTTTGTTGTTCTTGCCCTTGTAGATCATCCGGGAAATATCATCATCGCACTGGATTACGATGTCCTCCGGCGTATTGTCAATAATCCACTGCCTTACTTTTGCCAGGCTGTTGATTTCTTCATCCGGAGCTGTAAGAATTTTCGTTATACCGGCTTCCCGGTATGCCGCTTCCTCTGATTCCCTGACTACATAGGTGCAATCATTCAGAACGTTCCAGGTCATGATCCGGTCGCTGCGTTTGTACGATGGAACATATATCCCAACGGTTTTACATGCTTGATAATCCTGATTCATGGTACCACACCGCCCTTGCTTTGATTTTCTTCTTATCGTTGATCTTAACCTTTGCACCGTCAATTCCCAGCCTACGGGTCAGCTCGTTATAATCCATTTCATTCTTGCAGACGATCATCACGTAATCATACTTCTCGTAATTCAGAAGCTCCATTTCCTTAATCTTCCGCTCCCCTGGGCTGCCCTCCTGCAAGTCCAGACCTAAATCCATGTTCAAATCAGCTGTCCAGTCTGCCAGCAAGTCCATATCCCACTCCCCGGCGTGGGTGTTGTCCTTAATGTTAATCGCCCTCAGCTCCGCCTCTGTATATCCTACCAGGCGTTTACATGTGACTTCCTGATCCGGGTTAATCTCATTTAGGATAGCGTGTCTCATGTTTCCGGCGATTACGTTGTCCTGTTCATCAATCAGAAAAAGACCAAAATCCCCGAACTGCTCCAGTGAGCGTTTCAGCTCCTCACGTTTCTTCTTTCCGATTTTTCTCGGATTACCGAAACCGGTTTTGATGTCTCCTACCCTCATTGTGACAACTTCAATTCTTTTTTCCGGCAAGTTTTCCGGTAAATTAGGGTTTTCAAATTCGCTCATTTAATTTCTCACCTCTTTCTGGATAAAACAAAAAGGACCATGCCGACCAGGCACAGCCCTTTTGTGGGAACTTTATTTTGTAGGAGTAGCTGTACTACATGCTTTCAGCTGTTCTCTATATCCAGGGTGGGGAAGCTGAAGCCGCCCCACCGGAGGAAATAAATGAGAAAACGTAATCTGTTTACCGGATCAGATTACGAACAGCTAGCAAGTAGAAACTTGCTTTTACAAGATAACATTTGCTTAAAACAGTTTCAACGTAAATAAAACGTAAATGGTATACCTTTCTCGCTTTGTTATAGCCTCATGTAGCCTTTTCTCCACTACTCCCTGAGTATTCTTACCAGAATACCATCTAACCCAAAAATAAGGGCTGTCAAGTCCTCCCTGGCTGCTTTCGCATCATTCTGAATCGTGCGTACCTCCTCACACTCCATTTCAGCAATTTCCTTTGTGGTCTTTTTCTCCTCTGCCAGATACATGTTATAAACTACTCTGTACTGGCGTTGCTTTGTCTTGGAGGCGGAGCTTTCACAATTCTCACGGTAAACCTCCAGCATATTGTCCACATGGGTCATTAACATATTGACAGTAATAACGCCCCTTTTCAGATTGTGCAGTGTTTTATCATTATCAAAGATACCGAACTTTGTCAGAACCTCGATGTCTGCCATACCGTCATTGACCTTTTCCGCCTGTTCCAGTGTGTATACAGAATTTTTAGCATACGCTTTGAGCCATGTGTATTTCTCCAGGAGAACCTTGGTCTTGTAGAGCATCCGGTCTACTTTCCTCCTGGTAGACTGGCTCTGCTCTTTCTTGTATGCCTCCGCCCCGGCCTCGGATGCCTTTTTTATCATATCCTCCAGCTGAGCTTCTGTAATGCTGTATGTTTTACCGTTTTTCGCCATCTTGCTATACCTCCCATTTCACTCTTGACAATTTCCACTTAGAGACTTACAATAGTCTCAACCGTTTCGTGGAGTTCAACAAGTGTCCTGGTGGCATGAGTTGGGCTCTCGTTTTTTATTCAGTTTTATTACAGAAATCCAGGAGGAAACGGGAACGGAAATGGAATCCCAGCTCCTACTTCAAACGCTCCACAGTGAACATGTGCGATAGAGATATTCTTTTCTCTGGCAGCTCTTTCCAGGTTGTCCGGAATTTCCAGATCACCATCGCACCACATCCGGCACATTTCCCGTAACTTCCGTTTGCCATATTACAGCCCTCCTCTCTGCTTATTCCTCCGGTTCTTCCGGATCCTCGTAGTCATATCCGGCGTTATCAGCTTCATTATCGCCATCAGGGAGCGTTCCCTGGTCTACGTCCGGTGTTTCTCCGTCCGTATCTGCATCCCCGGCGAAATCGCCCGTCTCGGCTTCTCCAGTGCCTACTTCTCTGTAGTCTCCGTCAATCGCATCACTGTCCTGGTCTGTCACATCCCCAGGAAGCGCACCCTCGTCCGCTACCGGACCGGCAATCTGCTTCACGTTCAGGTAATCACGCTCCGGCGATGTCTCGATGCCCTCCTGATCGGAACCGCCGTTCATTTCTTCCTGGAAATCTTTATCGAAAATACTTCTCTGCTCTGTATTAGCGACATACTGGAGTACGTATTTCTGCTGCTTTTCATCCCAGACAAGCTCCATCTGAGGATTTTTATTACCTTTCTGCTCGTCCTTTACCGTGATGGACGAAGAAACCTTGTATGCAAACTGCGGAAGTCTTATGCACCGGCTCTCTCCCTTAATATCTGGGTCATGGTTTGGTATGTACTCCGTCTGCATTGAAACATCCATTTTCAGCGTGATAGAACCATCATTTGATTCTGTGTCAATCATGCCGCGGAACAGTCTCTGTAATACCGTGTTAAATTTCTGCCTGGCATCCTCAAAGGTTTCATCCTCCAGGAACAGCTCTCTGATATTTTCCATGCTCATTTTTACTTGTCCTCCTTTTTCTTGTAATCCTGATTCAAATACGCTCTTACAACCTCTCGGCACCGTGGGTTTTCATTGTCCCTGGTGTCCTCTCCGAAACAGTCTGCACACTGCTCCAGGGCAATACATTCCACACAATTCAGCTCGTCTGTCAGCTCCTCCACCGCTTCATCCAGCGTCATACTCTCCGGCAGTACGCCCTCCTCCTGGAGTTTTTCCAGGTTTGACTTCGGCTTTGGAATACTCATGCTCTCGTCCTCGCTTTCCGCATCTGCTTGTCAATGTGGCGTTCATAACGTGCCGTTCCCTCCGGATCAATCTCTTTCGCTACCTGGTATAGCCCATGCAGCCTGTTTTTCAAAATTTCCATTTCCAGGACATTCTCATAATCCGAACAATCCAGCCGGAAACGGATAGCCGACATTTGTTCCTGGATTCCACGGATTCTGATCTGCTGCGGCACTTCCGCCGGAAGATTCTTGTATCGGTCTACTGCCTGTTTGGAAATTATGCGGCTTTCTTCCAGGAACCTTGTCATATTCTGGAGCAACCCGAATACCGCCCGGTGTTTCGGATGCTTCGGTAACCACATGTCACGAGGTACCAGCAACGCCAATTCCTGGTATGTCATGGGTGCATTCGGGTTTGTATAACTGGCAACCGGCGGATTCTGCATCTTCTCCACCAGCTCAGCCTCTCTCTGTCTCTGTTCCTTACTATTTCCGGAATCCGGAGCTTTGCCACTTTTTCCGAAAAACTCTTTTAATTTATCCATGAGCTTCACTTTTTACCTCCACCATCTTAATAATCACTTCCACCCTCGGATTCTCCGAGTAGAATTTTCTGCACTGGCAGTCCACGATCTGGGTATCATCCCGGTACGCTATCGTGTTCAGACTGTCAGCGATAACCTTAACCACGTTGTCCATATCAGGCTTCTTTATGGGCCGTAGCAAGCCTTTTGCCATCTGCTCCTTAATCTTCTTTGACTTGCTTTTCGGAATGCCGTAATAAGCCAAAATCCGCATATCCAGCATCGCACCATCCGGGAACCGGAAGTCCTGGCACTGCTCATGGTAGATACATTTCACCAGGTTCTCATAGATAACCGTCTTTTTCGGTGTAACGTTGTTTACCATGGTGTTACGGACTTTCCCGGTCTTTTTGTCTTTGAAGCCGTTCGGGTTGTACATAACCTTTGTCTGCGGTCTGCCTTTTCCGGTTGGTTCTCCAGGGACAACAAATCTTACCTCGTCCACTTAATTACCTCCCTCTGCTTTCCATTCTCCGCATCTGTCTGTTTTTTGACGGTATCAGGCGAGAACTCTGGTTGAACTGCTTACCGTACCGGTTCATTCCAACGGCTTCTCCTGCCGCTTTGGTCTTTGCATATCTCGACTTGCTCATGTGCTGCCCTCCTATCTGCTTGTATCAGCTGTTTCGTCACACTCGGAAACTACCAGGTAATAATCCAGGGTCTTTCCCGTCTCTGTGCGTTTTCTTTTGGTCTGCCTCACGGCGTACCCGTTCTTAATCAGGATCTGGGCTACGTTCAGCCTGTCCTCCTGGTTGTAAATTCTTAACTCCGTTTCGCTTTTCGCCATTTTATCCCTCCATAAATTCTGCCATTCTGTCAAACCTCTGTGCTGCCGACTGCATGCGGAACGAATCTCCGGATATTTCCACCGGGTAGCACGTTTCCAGAATCCTGTCATAAATACGCTTGTAACGAATGTCTGTAGCATCCATCATTTCATCCAGAGACAGATTTGTTGTCAGAACCATCGGTTTTGATACCCTGGAACGACTGTCGATGATGTTATAAACCTTTTCCAGAGCGTAGTCCGTGTTTCTCTCAGTACCCAGATCATCCAGGATCAGGAGCTTTGCACTGTTCAGCATTGCAATATACTCCGCTTCATCCTGCTTCTGGATGTTCTGCAGTATCTTTACGAACGATGTCATTATGACGGAAGTGCTGCTGTCCAGAAGCTCATTTGCGATGCAGGCTGATGTAAAACTCTTTCCAGTACCTACCGGACCATGGAAGATAAGCCCCTGGTTCTCGGAAAACATACGGTCAAACCGTTTTGAGTAATTCAACGCCAGCCGGTATGCTTTCTGGTTGTGGCTGTTTACCTGGTATTTTGAAAACCTTGCATCCCGGTATTTACTGTCCATCAGGGAAGCATCCCTCATTCTCTGGAGCCGCATCATTTCCTGTTGGTACTTTTCCTGCTCTTTTCTCCTGTTCTCAGCCTCAACCCGGCATTTACACAGGCATGATACAATTTTTTCTCCACCGTCACCGAATATTCCAGCCGGTATATTTAACCTTTTCTGCTTCGGTGTATGGCACTTTCCGCAATACACAAGCCCGTCCTGCCCTATGTAGTCTCCATCTTCCAACTCCGGGCTTCCATCTGGTATTAACCCGTTCATGCAGTCCGATACGGTTTTACTGATTTCTTCCACCTTGTTACCTCCTATCTTCTGAACGGATTACCTCCGGTTTCAGGTCTTTTCGTTTCAACCGGCTGTTCGTTCATTTTCGGGAGAAAATCGGCAAAAGGAACCGAATCTCCCAGGAACGTCTTTCCGTGTTTGATATACTGTTGCTCTGTTTTCTGCCGTCTGCACTGTTCCGCATAATTCATGGCTGCTGTCAGAAGCTCCTCCGGAGAATATCCGTCCTTGATGCGGGCTTTATACTTCTTATAGCACTGCCCCTTATCTGCCTTTCTCGGATATGCCGCCCAGAATGTCTCAAAATCCTTGTCATACTTCGGTGTTTTCTTTTCTGCTTCCGGAGGAGTTTCTTCTTCTGGCGTATCGTTAGGTGTGACATCACTAGTTGCGTCACTTTCTGCGTCACATTTCCCGTCACTTTCTGAATTTTTACTTCTGTATCTCCTCATGCGCTCGGCATGTTTCTTTTTTTCACCGATGTACTTGTTGTAATAAGACCTCCATTCGCTCCAGTCGTGGAAGTACAGCTCCCCGTCCGCTTCATCAATCCAGCGATTCTGAATGAGGCTTTCAACAACCGTTTCAGCATCCAAACCCGGAGCCAGTCCAGGTTTTAACACATCCGCTATGTCGCTCCGATCAGCACTTACTATTAACCCGTCCATGCCGGCGTTGTCGATACCCCAGAGCCAAAGGAACACCAAAATCCCCATTGCTTCATTCTGCGAACATCCGATTGACTTGTAGAGGCTTCTCAGCTTTCCGCCTATCAATTTCTGGTCTACGCTAATCCATGCCACCTTGTTTCCACCACCATTCTTTCTGTAATCCGGCTAAATGCCTGCCGTTAAATCCAGGATGCCGATAGGGTGCCGCAACTTCTTTGTTCTGAGGCAGTAGTCGCAAACTCCGCATCTCTCCGGTTCTACCTTTCCACTTTTTACTTGCTTAATCCGGTCAATGTGATACTGTACCGTGTGCATAGCTTCCCGGAGGAAATTCTCCTGCACATGGATAACCTCGATGTCGGTTGTTGGTTCCTTGGAGGCTGCCGCTATGTAGAACGGAAGCCTCTTTCCGGTATTCTGTCGAACTGTCTCCTGGTAAATTGCTCCCTGAGTGTCATACCCCCAGAAGCGGATAAAATCCAGATAGCCCAGATCCCGTACCCATTTCATTTTTTTAATACTCTCAACGATTTTCAAATCAGTGATTACAATATCTTTCAAGTAGGAATCTATCTTGATTTTCCACGGTATACCAAAAATCTCAGCCGTCATAATGACCTGTTTTTCGCCGGACATACACTGCATGAAATACTCGTCGCTCTCGATTCTCTGGATGATAGCATTTGCTTTCTTGTAATCCGCTTTCAGCTCGCCTTTCTGAGTAAAGATTTCCGGATTTTCACTCTTGAATCTATCCAGGCTTTCCGGACCCTCAAAATAGCTGTCCACATAGCTCCCGACCAGCAGAGCGGTTGTCTTTTCCTCCTGGTATTCTCCACGGAGTTTCGCCATGGCTCTTGCCTCACATCCGACCTGTCCGTATGTACCTGAGAAGTCCTTAAACTGGGAAACCGACATATATTCAAAATTAGCTTCCGGAGAATAATAATTTTCAGGTGTCAGAATCACGGCTTACACCTCCTCAAAAGAAGCACCGGTAAATCTGATATAGTCTTTAATCTTTGCGACCTGCTGTGGTGTTCCGGTAATTCTCAGTGTTGCAATCTGGCCTCCAGGGTACGCACGTTCCGGAACTTGTGCCTGTCTCATTTCTGCCGGTGCTGGAGAAGTTGGGATTCCCTGGGTAGAAACTGCCGTTTTTTCAACGCTTTCCGGCTGTACCATTTCCTGGGTATTTTCCGGAGTTGGTGCGGTCTGCTCCCTTGCCGCCTGTTCTGCAGCTGCTCTTTCTCTTGCTTCTCTTTCTTCCTGTTCACGTTTCTGCTGTTCGAGGATTCTCTGCTCCTGGGCGTTCAGCTCATTCATTTTGCGGATTGCATCCTGGAGAGTGAGAGACTTATAAAATACCTGGAGCATATCATTCTCGTATTTGCTCGCAAAGCTCTTGATCGTCTCAATATCTCCAACAATCAACTGAATACCGTTGTCGATGCCCTCTTTCCAGCTCTTTTTAGTAGCTGTCGCATTTTCCCATCTGCTGTCATAGATATGCTCGTGGGCTTTTTCCCAGATACATTCCGGGAGGGCACCTACTTTCTGTTTCCAGTAGGCATCAATCTCGGCTCTTGCCTTTTCCTTGCGGCGTTTCTCGTAATCCTGGACCTGTGTGTTGATAGCTGCGATAGGCTTATCAATCAGGGCAACCAGCTCTTTTGCCTGTTTCTCGATAACCCCATAGGGCTCCAGGCACTTCTCTTTCACTTCCTTACGTCTGTCCTCAATGGTTTTCGCCAATGCTCTCAGGGTGGCAACATCGGTTTTTGCCGACTTAATGGAATCATCGTCATATACCATACTGGTATACTCAGCAAGTGCCGCCTCCAGATTTGTCTTGATCTCCTCAAAATTCCATGTAACCTTTCCGGGTTCCTGTTTTACATTTACGCTAATCTCATTCATGCTCATTTCCTCCTATCTGAATGGCAACTCGTCCTCAATATCATCCGGTATCATAAAATCTTCCCCTACGGGCGGCTGTCCGTACTGCTGTTCCTCAAACTTCCGGAAATCTTCCAGATTGCTCTCCGGGATATTTCCGGCAGGTACCGGCTCTTTTTCCTGTGCATCTCTAACCTGGGCGAACACATCAACCAGTGTTCCATTATCCGGAAGTGCTGCCGGCGTGTTTCCTGGAAGTGCCGTATTTCTGAACTCTGCATCGCCGCCGTCCTCGTATGCTCGCATCTGCTCGATATTGTCAAAATCGAGGTCGATCAGCTTGCACAACCGTCTCAGCACTGTTTTCTTGTACATTTCTCCGGTGGAGCTTACCCACGCCTGGCTGTTTGCCGCCTTTGAGTACGTATTTCTAACATTCTCGATTTCTTCCTTGCCCATGGTGTCATACAGCATAGAACCGTCCTTGAATACCACAATCGCAAAAGCTCCGACCAGTGGCTTATTGGAGAACGGAAGTGGTTTGTAAACAACATTCTGTACTCCAGAATCTACCGATTCCTCGAAGAAGTCCCCCTCACGTACCACCTTTGCAAAAATGTCCTTGATCTCATTCTTGCTGTACCGCTTGCAGAGTTTGATTTCGCCTTTGTAATCTGTCTGGAACTTCATTTCTCCGCCATACGGAATTGCGTAACATTCCCCGTTGAAGAAATCCAGCCCCAGGAACGCTCCCTTTGCCAAGCAGATAGGGATTGACGTATAATCAATTTCCTGCAACTGCTTTTTCTTTTTGTTGTCCCGGAGCATATCCCGGATTACCGTAATACTGTTCAGGATAAATCTGTCCTGGTTAAAACCCTTGGGAAGTGCCCCTCTGTTTTCAGTGAGCTGCTTTAGCAATCCTTTCTGGATGCCGTCCAGCCAGTCTTTCGTTGTTGCTTGTGCCATGCTCTTTTTCCTCCTGTCTGAATATTTTTTTCTATCTCCATCGCCGCAAGGGTAACGGAGTTGATAGCTTTTCTTATAATCCATTCACGGATTACGTCCGGTAATAAATAAGGCATATAACTTTCGTCTTTTCCGGAAGATTTTGCTTTTCTTCTGGCATAGTTCACAGCCTCTGTGTATTCTTCATCATCCAGCCTGAATCCATCCGCCTCCAGCTCTGTCCGGATTTCCTGGTATTCTACAGCCACCGCTTTACCTCCTCCTTAATCTCCCGGCACAATGCCCTGAGAAGAAACATGAACGGCAAAACCGTCCACTCACTTCCTACCGCTATGTAGCCTCTCTCGTGATAAGCGTATCTGACTGCCAGTGCTGTCAAGATTATTCCGGCTGCCAGTATGAGCCAGTTTTTAGTGATCCACTTCATGTCCTGCCTCCTATCTGTAAAACCTGTGGTTCCCCACCTGGTAAAGAAATTCCAGATTTCTACTATGCCAGCTTGCCCGGTCACAACTCTCGAAATACAAAGCACCTTTGCTTTCATCCCATCCGCTTTTCACAAGTTCCATAGCCTTATAGCAATCCTCATTCGGGGATGTTGTGTAATAACGTCCACCGTCCATCGTGACGGAGAACTGGTTTTTCTGGAAAACAACCTCTCCGATGCTGTCCGGGAATCCGTCACTCCATACCCTATTGAGTACCACCAGCATTACAAGGGCTTTCCCCTCTGTGCTTTCTCCCTCAGCTTCCGCCATGGCGACTTTTAGGAGAATTTCTTCCTCGTCTGCATCCCAGTCCCGGCTATAAACAAGTCTGTCTGTTTCATCCGCTGTGATTGTTTCCGGTTCGACCGGCTCCTGGGTATCGGTTGCCATTGTGTTTTCCGAAGCAACAACTATCCTTTGAACGTGTGCCGTTTCATTCTCGGCAGTTATTCCTTTTACAGTAATTGCCAGGAATATCATGGAAGCCTCAACCGTCAGGATTTTTAGCGTTCCTTTACGAAGCATTTTCAACACCTACTTTCAGCGGAGTAACGAAAATTCCCAGATCAAGCTCCGGCTGGTTCTTAACCGCTTCTAACAGGTCGGCATCTGTTTCAATGCCAAATTCTTTTTTCATAACCTCTCTCAGTCTGTCAATAAGCTCCATAACCGTTCCTCCTTTCTGTGAATTTTTCTGCAAGCATCCTCAGCTCAGATATTGTCTTTGCCAGGTTGTCCAACGATTCAAGTATTGCATCCAGGCCTTTTCTTTCCTCGGCATCAATCTTTCCATCCGCCGCTATGGAAATAAGCCTCTTTTTCATCGCGTGGATTTCTTCATCATCCAGCCCGTTCAGAAGCCGCACCGTGATTCCTTGCAGACTGTCTATGTTTGTTGATACCGGCAAGCCTTTTCCTATAGGACATTCTTTCTTGCAATACATGTTCTTCAGTTCCGGAGCGTGGTAAAGGTCAGCCATCATAACCACCGTATCAACCGGTACGCTCTTGGTTATCCCCAACTCATGGTTTGCCAATGTGGACGGGGAAATTCCTAAAAGCTCCGCAGCACTTTCCCTACTATTCAGTTTTTCGTTGTACGATGCCGCCTTTTTCCTACAGGCGAAGTAAACATTTTCATTACAGTTTGTACAGTTACTCTCCATGTTCCCTAAACCTCCGTTACCGTATAATATCCTTAGACTTGTTATTCGCTATCCGCATCCGGTATTTGCAGATAGTCACTAATCTTTTTTACGGCAACTGGGCTGTATACCCTGCCATTAAGGACCGAAGAAACGTATGGTCTGGTCAATCCGAGACTGCTTGCCAGTTCGTTGACCTCTAAATCCATGTCGATCATCTTCTTTTTTGCTTCCTTACACCAGGGAGACAACTTTTTTGCCATCCAGATACCCTCCTTTTCTTTACATTTGTGCGGTTTTCGATTAAAATGAAAGAGATTATGTTTTTACGATTGTTTTTCGTTCTCAAATTCATTTTACATTTGTTACTTTAGCGTACTATGGTGCGTTCTGTCAAGCAGAATTTTTCTTTTGGTGCGTTATTTTTTTGGAGGTGCGTATGTTTTACGACAACATTTACAAAATATGCAACGATAAAGGGACAACACCCACTACCGTTTTGAAAGAGCTTGGTTTCAGTTCCGGGAACGTCAGCAAGTGGAAAAACGGCTCTGTTCCAAATATCGAAATGTGCTTAGCTATTGCCAGGAAGCTCAACGTATCTCTGGATTATCTGATTACACTCGATGGGCCGGCTTCTGATAGTGCGTTGTCTGATTCAGACAGAGAATGGCTGGACATCATCGCCCATATTCCGGAGGAAAAACAGAAAATGTGCAAAGATTTCCTCCGTACCCACATGGTAGTCCCGGAGAAATATGCCGACCGTAAAAGGGGATAATAACCAACGAATATTTTGAATGGTTCAGGAATAACAAGAAAATACAGAAATGACGGAGGTGTGTTTATGGAGAACAATAAGCCCGTAATAGAGCTGCTGTTGAAAAGAGACGAGGATCCGGAAACCTTTGTCTTTGAATTGCAACGTCTCCTGATGTGCTACCAGGTAGCCAGCCGGGAAGATAGAAATGTGGTATGGGCGGCTCTAAACAAATATGCTGCTCAGGTAGATAAGATTAGCCCCGAATAGGGGCTTTTTCTGTTGGAGGGAATATATGAGTAGGACAACGAACAAAAGACCTGGAAATGCCAAATCCGGCCTTTCCAGGAAACAAAAAGTGGCAATCTATATCAGGGTATCAACGCTGTATCAGGTGGACCGTGATTCTCTGCCGATGCAGAGGAAAGACCTGATCGCATACGCCAGCCTGATTCTCGGTATAGAGGAATACGAGATATTCGAGGATGCCGGCTACTCCGGAAAGAACACTGACCGTCCGGCTTTTCAGGAAATGATGCAGAGGATCCGCAAGGGAGAATTTACCCATGTACTCGTCTGGAAGATAGACCGTATCTCCAGAAATCTTCTGGACTTTGCGGAAATGTACGAGGAATTGCAGGATCTCCGGGTTACTTTTGTCAGTAAGAACGAACAGTTTGACACTTCGACTGCTATCGGAGAAGCCATGCTGAAAATTATCCTGGTATTTGCAGAACTTGAACGTAACATGACCTCTGAGCGTGTCACAGCCACTATGATCTCCAGGGCAAACAGCGGGCTGTGGAACGGTGGCCGCATCCCTTTCGGGTATGATTATGATCCGGATAAAACAGCGTTTTCCATCCGGGAGGACGAGGAAAAGGTCTGCCAAATGATAAAGAATGACTACATGGAGCATAAGTCGCTCGTACACACTTCCCGGATGCTCAATGCTTCCGGTTGCAAAACAAGAGCCGGTGCCGAATGGTCTCCCACTGCTGTCTGGATCATTATCTCCAGTCCTTTCTATGCCGGTATATACCGTTACAACCGGTATAAAGGAACGGAGCGGCGTGTCGAAAATCCGGAGGACGAATGGATTATGATCCAGAACCACCACCCGGCAATCTTTTCCCTGGAGGAACATGAGAAAATGCTGGCCATACTGGACGAGAACTCACGCAACCATAGGTCTGTAGGTCAGAAACACCAGACCGAACGTGTGCATATTTTCGGAGGCATTGCTTACTGTGGAAAATGTGGAAGCAAGATGGTTTCTACTCCTGGCAGACTTCATGCGAACGGTTATCGTCCAACAAATTACAGCTGTCCGAAGCATCGAAAGACCAAAGAATGTGATAACCCAACTGTGTCAGATACTCAGGTAGGGGAATTTGTCATAAACTATATTCTTAACATGCTGGGGGCAAAGAAAAAGTTCTCCACGATTGAGAATCCGGAGGACCTGGAACGCTGTCTCCTATACGGGAACACCTTTTCAGAGGTTGAACATATAGACAGCAACGGTCTGAATGAGTATTTTAATCTTCTCTCCAGGTATAGCTCCGATGATTCCTATACCTTTTCCGTCAAGAAGTCACGGAAGAAAAAAGCAGAGGTTGACCCGGAGGTGGAGGCTCTGAGAAAAGAGAAAGAAAAACAGGAACGTGCCATGAAAAGGCTCCAGGACCTCTATCTGTACTCCGATACCTCTATGTCGGAAAAAGATTTCATCATCCGGAAAACAGAAATTTCAAAACGCCTGGAGGAGATCAACGCCATGCTGGGTATGGTTGCCAAAAACAGCGAACCCTCTCTATCGGACGAGGAATTTGTCCGCCAGGCAAGCCACCTGTTAATCTCCAGGGAGCTGCAAAACAGGCAATACATATATTTCAAGAACCTGGCTCAGAACGTTTCCCCGGAAATTCTGAAAGCATACATGGAAACCGTCCTGGATTCCGTGCTGCTCGTGGACGGGCGTGTGTCCTCCATCGTGTTCCGGAACGGTCTGACCCACAAATTCAAATACAAATCATGACCGGCGTAAATTCCGGCATCAAAAAACCGGCAGGAACATTTCGCTCTTGCCGGTTTCTTTATCGCTATACGGTTATGCCATTATCCCACAGTTCCTCACTTGCCAGATCCAGCGTATCATCCCAGACTACGCCGTAGCCGCAACAGCTTACTTCCGCTCTGCAGAACAGCTCTGGATTGTCTCTCATTTTCTCAAACTCCGGGATTTCATCAAACAGAGGTTTTACATCGTACCGCTTTACCACTCCACCCGTGAACTCTGCCTCCAGTATGAAATCTTCCAGCGGTGTTACTCTTTTCAGTACACCATCCACAATACCACCTCCATCTATGCTGTGGCTACCAGCCCCTCTATTCGAGGGGAGGCAGCTTTTTGTTTAGTTGTTTGGTTTCCCACATTTCCAACAGTTCGTCTCGGTGTATCTCCCACCATTCCATAGCCATCTTATGGGCTCTTTTGGGGAGATTACCTGCAAGTACCCGTCCTGTCCTGATGTCGATTGATTCCATCTTTCCGCCGTATTCTGCGTGGAAGTGTGGCGGCTGATGGTCTTTATTGAACATCCTGATTGTGATACCGTAGAACGTTGATATTTCAGGCATTTCCGTAGCTCCTTTCCTTTTGATAACTTAACTTTAGCGTACAGAAAACCTTGTGTCAAACCTTATTTTGCTGATTTTTTATAAAGTTTACGTTTGTAACATTCCGGTG